GCAGAAAAGGGCAAAAAGACCCGCTGGGCCGAAAACAACCCATGCAAGCCAAGCCATGGCGAGCAGCATCAGAAGGGCTAGACAGCCCTGCACTTTTGCAAATCAATCGGTAGTGCGACCAGACCGGGCATCAAGCGCTTCCTTCACGAGGCGGCGAATCGCCTCAGGTCTGCCAATGCTATCAGTCTCTTTGGCGATGTAGGAGTCCAGTGCATCCAGCAACGGGCGCTGGATGCGAACTTGGACTTCCTCGCTGTCGACGCGAGGTCTGCCAACACGTTTTTGCTTGGTATTATTTGTTGACATGACTTTTTATACCGAGCATAAAGAGCGGGCGTCAAGGGTGCTGTAACATCCGAGACGCCCTGACCCAAACCATGGAGTGTACCCATGATCCAAGCTGCTGCCGTCTCTACGCTTGAACCGAGCCTGTTTGCCACGATAATCTTGCGCCTGTTTTCGGGCCGGGAGCCGCAGCTCGCCAAGCGGCGCGCGCCCAGCGACGCCGAGCGCGCGCTGCTGTTGGCCATCCGCCAGCGGGTGGCGGCGATCGAGGAAGGCCATGAGGCCTACAACGATCCCGAGCTGATCGGCTATGTCGATCACAACATCCTTGAGCCGCTGCGGGCGATGATGCGCACGGCGGCAACCCAGTGGGCGGAGCCTCATCTGGAACGCCTTGCTGACCTGCTGCGCGAATCGGACTGTGCGCTCGCCAGTTTCGATGAGGCGCTGGTTGACCGGGGGGATTTCCTCGAAGGCCTGTGGGGGCTGGACGAGCTGCACTACGCGCTCAGCAATCTGACGCGGGGCTGAGACGATGCTGGGCGATAACGCAGCGCAGTTCGATCCTGCGCAGGAAATGCACTACGCGATCAGCGAGAACGCACAGAGCAAGCTGAAATCGCTGCACGATGGCATCGGCGCGATTGCGCAGATGTTCGATCAGGCCGACCCTTCGCAGGGAGGGCTGCATGATGAGCGGGTTGGTGCGCTGTTCCACCTTGTGGCGATGGCGCTGGAAGGGGCACTGATCGAACATCGGTTCGTACCCCTGCCAACCGGAAAGGCAGTGCCGACGTTGCGGGAAGTGCATTGATGGGCAAGGTGCACGCAATCGCGCTGGCGGACAATCATCGGCAGTGGAGCACGGTGCTGGAAGCGCAGGACGCGCTGGACTGTCTGGCGACGATGGTTGAGGTGTGCGAGGACAACGAGGTCCCGGTGCCAGCGACGATCAGCACGCTGCTACGGATGATCGGTCGAACACTCGATGAGCCGCTGGGGATAGCGAGCGGCGGCTAGCAGGCCGGGCGCAGATACGAAACACGAAGGGCGGTGCCGCGAGGTGCCGCTCTTTTTCTTTGGAGCAGGCCGTGACCATCAAGATCGACATCGTGGGCGCCAAGGAGATTGAGGCAGCGCTGCGCGAGCTGGGCGACCCGAAAACCATGCGGGCCGCCATGCGCGACGCGCTGCGCGATGCGGCCAAGCCGATGGTGGATCTGGCGCAAAGTCTGGTGCCGGTGGATCAAGGCGACCTGAAGCGATCAATCAAGATACGCAGCCTCACCCGCGCGAGGGAGGGGGTCGCAGTCGGCATCGGGATCGACCAGAACGAACAGCCGGCGACGTTGATCACGCGCAAGACCAAGTCGAACGGCGGCAAGGGCGGCATTTATCGCGATCCCGGCGTGGCCGGTGTTGGCCCGATCACGGAATTCGGGCGGCCCGGCCAGCCCGCGAGACCATTCATGCGCCCCGCCTTTGATGCGGAAGGCGAGAAGACGATCAACCGATTTGCCGATGCTGCTGGGCAAGCCATCGAGAAGCACGCTGCCCGCCTCGCCAAGAAGCGGGCCAAGAGCGGGGGCACATCATGAGCTGGAAAGCGGCCCTCGTCGCGCGGTTGCTGGACTCGCCCGATATTTTTGCGCTGACGGGTAACAACATCGAGTGGGACGAACGCGCGCCGGATGCGCCGCTCCCCGCCATCACGCTGCAAACGATCAGCGATCCGCGCCCACAGAACCATGACGGCTTCGATGCTTTTCGAGGCACGCGGGTGCAGGTCAACTGCCTTGCGCGCACGGCCACCCAGGCGGCGGCGTTGCTCGAGCTGGCGATCCCGGTGCTGGTGCTCCCCGCTGTCGTCGGCGCCACCACCTTCCTGCAAAGCTTCGTCGACGGCGGCGGGTCCGACGCCGAACGCACCCCCACTGGCCGGATCTGCCGCGAGCGGACCGACCTGATCATCTGGCACAACTAGGAGGCCTACCATGCCACTTTCGAAAACCACCCACGGCCACGGTTCCCAGCTGTGGATCAAGATCGGCGCAGGCGCCCTGACCAAGGTCGCGCAGGTCGACGACATCCCCGAGCTCCCCACCGGGTCCGAGCGTGAGCTCTATGAAACCAGCAACTTCGACACCGAAGAATTCAAGGAGTGGAAGAAGCTTCCGCTGAAGGACGGCGTGCCTGTCACGATCCGGGGCAATTACGTGATCAATTCCGCCTCCGACGCATTGCTTCAGCAGGCCGACGATCAGGAGGGCGCGGTCGAATACCGCATCATCCTCAAGGAAGGGTCGGACATTTTCCACTGCGAAGGCAGTGCGCTGTTCTACAACCTCAAGCGGATGAACCCGAAGGACGCCAAGCGCACCTTCGAGATCACGATGAAGCCGGTTGATGCAGCCGGCATCACCGAGGCGCCGTAATGAGCCGGCTCGACGAGAAGCGCTTCATGGCGCTGGGTCAGGAGTGGATCGCGCGGTTCGGCTTCAACGCGCAATGCGCCATCGAGGAGGAAACGGGCAAGGGCTTCTACGCCTTTGTCGCGCCCATGTTGATCCAGCTCGATGCCGACGACGCGGCCGAGCCGGCCAAGGTGATGGCGGCGCTTTCCGGGCTGCGCAAGACGGATATGCGGCTCATCCTGCGGCACGCGCTGAGCGAGGCGCACGACATTGCGATCGATGAAGTCGGGGACATCATCCAGGACATCGGCGATGCGAAAGCGATGGAAGTCGTGGCCTGGGCCATTGCGAGGGCAATGCCCGCCGCCGGCGACGACGAGGAGGCGGAGGGAAACGTCACGGCGAGCCCAGCACCGAACCGGCAACAGCGCAGGGCCGCCGCGAAGCGTGGCTAGACTTGCTCGGCCGCTGGCTCGCCTCCGGGCGGACAGAGGCCGCGTTCTGGCGGCAGACACCCGCGACCTTCGCCGCCGCGATGCGGGCGGACGCAAAGGAGCGGCAAGGGCGGATCGAGGAGCAGGTCGCGCTCGATTGGCTGGCGGCGCAGATGCAGACGATGGCGGGCGGCGGCAAGCTTGATCCGCTCGATGAGTGGCTCGCGAAAGTCCGCCCGCAGCCCCGTCGCACGGTGCGGGACATGATCCTCGCCCTGCAGGACGCCGCCGCGCGCGGGGCGCCGATAACGATCACCAAAGTGGAAGGTTGAACCGATGGCAGTGAAGATCGGCTCGCTGCTGATCCGGCTCGCTGTTGAGCACGGGCTCCTGCAGGAAGGGCTCACAGCCGCGGAAAGGGATGTCGCCAAGACCACCAAGGCAATCCAGCGCCGGGGGCGCGAGATCGCCGATTTCGGCAAAAGCATGAGCCTCGCTGTCAGCCTGCCGATGGCGGCGATTGCCAAGAGCGCGGTCGATGGCTTCATCGAGCAGGAAAAAGCGATGGCGGATGTTCGCGCCGCCCTGACCTCGATGGGCAATGCTTCAGGCAAGACCGCGGCCGAGCTGGCAAAGACTGCCGATCAGCTCGAGATGCGATCCCTGTTCGATGCTGAAGTGATCCTCAAGCAGGTGACCGCGCAGCTGCTGACCTTTGGCAACATTTCCGGGAAGGAGTTCGACCGCGCGCAGCAGGCAGCCGTTGATCTCGCACAGCGCCTCGATGGCGATCTGCAGGCAGCTGCGATCATGCTGGGCAAGGCGCTCAACAACCCGGTGAAGGGTGTGACTGCGCTGCAAAAGGCGGGTGTCGAGCTCGACAACGGCCAGAAGGCCTTGGTCAAGAGCCTGATCGAAACCGGCAACATGGCCGCGGCACAGGGCATCGTGCTCGCCGAGGTCGAGCGTCAGACAAGGGGAGCGGCGCAAGCAGCCGCCGAAGCCACCCCGTGGCGGCAGGCGCAGGTCGCGATCGGCCAGGCCATGGACGCGATCGGCGCGGCTATTCTGCCGGCGATCAAGCCTGCCGGGGAAGCCATCGCCGCGCTTGCGCGCGCGTTCGCTGGTCTTCCGGAAGGAGCCCAGCAAGTGATCGTCGTTGCCGGCGTGCTGGCCGCGGCGCTCGGCCCGGTTCTGATTGTCCTCGGCAGCCTGATCAGCGCAAGCGCGGGCACCATTGCCATGTTCAAGGGGCTCGGCCCTGCCCTTGATCTTGTCGGCCTCATCAAGAACCTCGTCCCGATGATCGGGCAGTTGGCGCGCGCATTGCTTGCGCTGGTCGCTTCCAATCCGCTGCTTGTGGCGCTCGCCGTCGCGCTGGGCGTGGCCTTTGTCGCCTGGCAGAACTGGGACAAGATCAAACCGATTATCGACCGGGTGGCGGCTGTCGTCTCCGGGTTCTGGAGCGAACACGTCTCGCCCGTTCTCGCCAAGCTGAAGGATGCTCTCCTCGGCGCAATCGGTTGGTGGCTTGGGCTCAAAGAGGGTGCGCTTACCGCAATCGCGCAGCTGGTCGGCGGCGTAAAGGACTGGGTCGTCGGCAGGCTCGGCGAAGTCTGGGACGACGCGAAGCGCCGGATCGATCAGGTGAAGAGCTTCTTCTTCGACCTTTACGATGCGGTCGTCGGCAATTCCTACGTGCCCGACATGGTCGACGAGATCGGCCAGCACATGGCCCTGCTGGATGGCCTGATGGTCGATCCGGCGCGCCGGGCGGCGAAAAGCACTGCGGATGCGATGCGCGACATGGCACGCGAAACCCAGGCGATCCTTGCGGAGGCCTTCCCAGAAGATGCCCGACGCTTCGAGCTCGCGAAGAAGCTTTCAGCTTTCGATGGCGTTGCCGATCGGCTTGGCCTTTCCGGCAATGATCGCTCGCGCGGGCGGCTCAATCTGCAAGGCGCAACCGGCCCGGGCCAAATCTCCCCGCAACTGCAGGCACTGATGGCGAGTGTTTCCGACGAGATCGAAATGATCCCGATCAAGCTGGGCGAGACGGC